AAATGTAATACAAGACTTATTAGAATCTTGTTTAATGATAATTGCAGTAGATACTAATGATAAAGCATTTGTTTTAGGTGTTTCTCAGAAGTACAGAAATGAAAGCGAAGCATCAAGAAGTCAAACTTTTGGTAATTTTGCAAGTGCTGAAGGTGGTACTGGGGCTGCTTATTCTGATGAAAGTGGAATTACAATAAGTCTTATGGCAAGACAATTTGAAATGCCTAGAGAGTATGTAGTTACTGCACCACAAGTAGGTATAACAGTTGGTGCTACAGGTTTAACTGCAACAACAGATTAATAATTAAAGATAGATAGGTTGAACTTAGTTCGTAAAAAGTTTATAACATTTTCCTATTAATATCTTTTTTATAATATGTGTGATTGCGGTGGAAATATTGTAGATTTATCACACTTAAATATATATACAATTATGGCAAAATATAAAGCAAAAAAAGATGCTATTCTTATAAGAAATAGTAAGACTTTTATATTGAAAGAAAGTTCTGAAAAAGAATTAGCATATTTATATGAAGAATTAGGTATGACTTCATTAGTAGAAAAATTATCAACTACAAAAACTAAAGATGAGCCAAAGAAAACAAAAAAGTCAGGTAAAAAATCTACAGAATCAGAAGAGTAATACTTTTGAATTTGGAGTTTTTAACTTAGCAATTCCTGAACATATTGAAGAACCACAAGACTTATCAAAGGTAAGGACTAAGTTTATTCCTTTTGGTAATAACAACCTCTTTCCTCAATATTTAGCAGAACTAAAAAGAAAATCTAGTACACATAGAAGTGTATTGGCACAGAAGGCAGTATTCACAAGTGGTGCAAAGTTTGTAACCAACAATGAAACTGTTAAAGAATATATTAAAGATGTAAATGCAGATGGTGAATCATTAAGAGAAGTTTTTAAGAAACTTGCTGATGATTACTACACTTTTGGAAATGCTTACATTGAAGGCGTTTTATACGATGGTGGACTAAATCTATATCACATAGATGCAACTACTGTTAGAATGTCTAAAAACAAGAAACAAGTATATGTACACCCAGACTGGGCTAAGTACAATACTATGAAGGACAAATTAAACATTATACCTCTATATCCTGAGATGAGTGGGAGTAGATTTGTAATGCAATTTAAAGATTACGAACCTACATTCCAATTCTATGGTTTACCAGACTATGTTGCTGCTTTAGAGCATATAGCAGTAGATTATGAGATTGGTAAATGGAATCACACTAAATTCAAAAATGGCTTTCAACCTTCTGCTATTATTGAGATTAATGGTGATATGGGTGAAGAAGAAGCAAAGAAGTTAGTAAGAGAAGCACAGAAGAAGTTTGTTGGAGATGGTAACAATGGTAAAATAATGTTTATCGTTAAGAATGGTGATGCTGCTAATGCTAATGTTCAGATAATAAAAGATGACCAAGAAGGTAGTTGGATAGACTTACAACGAATTACTGACCAGAATATTGTAACTGCACATAGATGGCAACCATCATTAAGTGGATTAGTTAGTTCTGGTAAGATGAATAACACAGGTAGTGAGATAAGAATTGCATATGATCTTGCAATGACTACAGTAATTAAAGATACTTCAGATTTGCTTTTAAATGGTTTAAGAACTATTCTTTATAAAGAAATGGGTTTTTTACCAGAGGAGTTAATTATACATTATGAGCCACCAATTAGTTTTGCAACTCAGATTGACCCTAAGCAAATTCTTACTATAAATGAGCAAAGAAAAATGTTAGATGAGGATTTACCTATGTTAGAAGAAGGTAATATGTTCTTGACAGATAGAGAGCAAATCATTGTAACAAGAGATGATGATGCAGATGGTAAGGGAGATGATGATGCAGGTGATTTACAAGTAACTGAAACAAACGAATAACTATGGCAAACGTAAACCAATATATACCTTTAGTAACAGCAGGAGAAGTTATAAGCAATAGTTTTACTAATGCTAATACAGATACTGCACTAATTTCTGATAACACTATTTTACTTTCTGAGTTGGCTCATTTAAAACCAGCATTAGGTCAGAAGTTTTATGAAGAGATTAAAACACAACACAATGATGGTACTTTAACTGTAGCGAATCAAACTTTGATGGATGATTTCTTGACAAGATGTTTATGTTGGTTTGTTAGATTTGAGGTTATCAATGAAGTACAGAGTAATAGTAGTAGTGCTGGTATTGTTCACAATATAGATGAGTTTGCTACGATTATAGACCCTGCTGAGTTAAATGTTTACAAGCAAGATACATATAGAAAGGCAGAGATATACTTAAAGGATATGATAGATTATATGACAGATAGCGACCAGAGTGGTTTATATCCTACATTTGATACTAATAAGCCTTGTAATGATAATGTGTATAAGAATCATGGTATAATAATGTATGATAGCATATATACTAGGCGTAGAGGTTATGATAGTTGGAAGAATTTTTGTCCATGTGATGATTGTTAAAATAAATATATAAATGGCTGCAAACGAACATAAGAATTTAAACGATATTAATAGGCATAATCCAAAAGGGTTTGAAACTGCTACTAATAATACTGTACTGAGCAAGACTGCAGGTACATCTGCTACTGGTACTGATGGTAACTTACAATGGCAAGATAAGTCATTTATGGGTGCTACTAACTATAAGATGCAAGGGTACACTACATCTGCTACTACTAACTATTCTTATGGTCAAGATTTACTAGACAACAAATCACCATACTTAATTAATATAGATTCAGGTGGTACAACTTTAGGTAGTATAACTATAGTGCCTAATGCTTTTTTTGAGATGGGTCAAGCACAAGTAATTCCTGAGAATTGTAGTGCAGTATCTTTTAAAGGATGGGCGACAAGTACAGGTTCTAATGCTTTTACTATTGCAATATGTAAACTAACTCCAGTTGCAGATAATACATCTAATAGAACTGCTGAGAGAGTAAAAGAGATTGTTTTAACAGGACTTGCAAGTAACAATAAATTAATTGCTATAGATGAAACTACTTTTGCAGTAGCATCTGATGCAGATATATCAGCAGGAGATATTATATTTCCAATGATAAAAGAAACAACAGGAGGTTCAGAGATATATATGAATTTAACTATTAAGACTACAACTTACTAATGACTACTAAAGAGGAAATAGTTTCAATGAAAAAAGATATAAACTCTATAAACGAAAAGATGAACAGTATAGATGAAAAACTAGATATGTTAACAGAAAGATTGTTAAATCCAGATGATGGGGTGACTGCTAGGGTAAATAGAAATACATCTATGAGAAAGGTATTAGTAAAAGCAATGTGGGTTATATATACTATAACTTTAGGTGCTATACTAAAAATATTTACAGATTAATAATAATATAAAAAACAAATAAAAATGAGTACATACGATACAGACAATACATTACTAATGGAGATGCTTGGTAAGAATTATGGTACAGAAGTTTTTACTACTGCTGCACAAACAGGTAAAGACTGGTATTGCATATTTTTTCCAGTTGAATCAGTGATTTCTACAATAGCAGGTGATCCTACTAATATTACTGCTTTAAATGGTCAAACTATGAATGCTGGAACAACATTATTTTTCCGTACAACTGCTATCACTTTAACGAGTGGTATTGGCATAGGGTACAGAGAGAGTGATGGTGATACAAGTTCATAATGAAATTATCTCTAGGCATATCATTACCAACAAGTAACAAGGGTGGATTAACCCCTGTACAAAAGCAAACTAATGACTTTAAAGCAAGAGTTATTGCTGATGGTGGAGTATTTGAGGCTAAGGCTTGTTTAGAAGCACAATTAACAACTTTAAATAATATAGAATGAGTTTATTAGATGATGTTAGTATTTGAGGCTAAGGCTTGTTTAGAAGCACAATTAACAACTTTAAATAATATAGAATGAGTTTATTAGATGATGTTAGTATAGTAGTAACTCCTAACGGATATAAGGCAGGAGAACTGTATGCAGTTGTACCTGTACCTACTGAGGGTGCTGAAGAAATAGTTGATAGTAGTTTTGCTAATGATTTAGATGATTGGTCTAAGTATGGGGTTACAAGTGCAACAGGAGGTGTAGCAACTATTGGTGCTAGTGCTAATTCTGGTATATTTCAAGGTATATTGACAGAAGGAGTTAGATATACTGTTACAGTTAATGTTATAAGTTATAATGGGGTAGGCACTGCTCAATTTGTAAATGCGAACGGGAGTAATATTTATACTATAACTGAAACAGGAATACATACTTTTATCTTTACACACAATTATGCTTTATCAGAATTGATAATAAGAGGATTGTCAAATGCTCTTTTTAGTTTATCAAGCGTATCAGTAAAAGAATACACATCATCAGATATGGATGTTACTAGAGCAACTGCTGGTACAAGAGTAGATGAAGATGGTTTAGTAAATTATGCTGAGATTATAGGAGATGAGAAGGTTACTAATGGAGATTTTGCTACAAACTTAGATTCTTGGAGTACAAGTTCTTGGTGGGTATGGAACTCATTAGGCGCATATCATCCTCCAACAACTTCACATAAACCTTTATACCAACAATGCTGTATTATAGGAAAAACCTATTTAATAA